CTTGCGCCGGAACCAATACGATGGAACATACTGTCAGGGTCAGGCTGTCCATAAGTGCCGCGCATCCGATCACGCATAGCCATCAAGTCATTGACTGTCTTGTTATGCTTCTTGCGAATCTTGTCTCCTGCCTTGCCGGTCTTGGCATTAGCCATTAAGTCAGCATAGTCCTCATTGATCGCTCTGATCTGTGGCTCAAAGTCCAGCACCTTGCTAACGGGTGTCTCACCATCACCAAAGCGCCTGACTAATTCAATATCAGGGACCATCTGCCTAGCATAGCGGGTAGCAACCGCCTCGATGTCATTCTCAAGGAATTCTTCAATCAGCTCGTCAGGGATGTCAAACACCCTCGCCTTGAGTGGACCCTTAACGCTCTCAGGTAATTTAAAATCAATCGGCAGCATACTATTGGGCGAACCCATAATATTGCCCGCGATGCGCTCAGCAACTAGAAAAGCTGGGTCTTGTAGGTCATCGGGTGTCGCTGTCTTGGGTAGTCCTTCCTTGATCAGCCAATCTTCAGCAACCTTGATAAACTTCGCGTAATTACCCGCAAGCCGCTCCTTACTCCAAACCCTGTTTAGGTAGCCCGCAGCAGTCTTAACCTCAACGCCTTCATCGAGCATCTTTAACTCAATCAAGTCTTTTTTGATAGGGTCGTAAACAGTATCAACCCAGTGCTTAGCCGCTTCTTTTACTCTTGGGTTTGCGTCAGGGCTAGGGTTCCTAATCTCTTTTGAGACTAACTCCTTAAAGTCCCTGTACGGCATCACCTTGCTGTCAAACTTGGCCTTATACTTACCAGTACCAATATCCTCAAGGTAGCCATGATAAATCTTCTCGCCGCCCGTCACGCCACGGTAGACATAGGCATCAAGCGATGACTTAATACGAGACTCAGCCGCAGGTGCATCCATAGTCCCCTCGATGTCATAAGGGTTCTCAACCAATTCAGATAGGAACTCCTTAGCGGTTTTGGAATCTTGGGATAGCACCCTTGCGATAGGGTCCCATTTCAATGTTTTAGCTAACATCCTAGCGGCTAAGCCTTTGACCTCAAAAGTGCCATCAACCTGCTTTGCGCCCACGGATAAGTCAGGCTGACTAGGAACTATATTCTCTATCTCTTGAGCTAATTTGTTTAGCTTCCGACCTCGCAACGCAATAGCACCGCCACCCAATACACCGCCCAAAAAAGCACTCGCAGTAATGTTAATGGCAGACTCGCCATAACTCCGCTCTAACTGCTGTGATTGAAGCAGCGCTTCTTGTGCGGTAACCACGCCAGCCGTAGCCGCGCTCACAACAGCCGCGCCCTTAAGAATGTTCCCACCGGTTCTGTATGTCTTATAAGCCGCACCCGCGACTGGAATAAAGTTTATAGGGTCAACTATAGCTGCGCCCATTGATAAGGCTATACCATCCCATCCGGTAAGCATCTCGGCATTTTTTTTCTCTTTTCTTTTCTGCGCCCTGATACTTTCAAGTGCTTCCGTTGAATTGGCGTACATCGCATCTTCAACAAAACTTCTAGTCACTTTCTCAGCTTGAGTGAACTCATCCCACGGGTTATACGTTGGGTCATAGGATGATTGAATAACATTATTGGCCAGCATCGAGCCGATAGTATGTTCTCGCTGGAACGCCGCCTCAGCCTTCTCTAAAAAGGTATAGCCATCCGCCTCCTCAATCGGGTCAGTGGGAGCTTTAGGCTCTTTGGGCGCTAAAGGCTTAAACGGGACTGGCTCTGCATCAATCAGCATTACTCACCTTTAAATCTAATTTAACAGGAACATCATTCTCATTCAGGATAGTGATCAAGCTGTCATCGAATATTACATAGTTCTTGGTGGCATCCTGTGGCTTGCTAGCCTCGATAGCATCAATTAACCGCTGTGATGGGTCGAAGCTCATAAAGTCCTTGCTGTAGGCCGCTGAGATGGCCTGTGATGGGTATTCAAACCCTAACCAGTCGCTTTCTTCAAGCCCCCGAATAACGTTAGCCTTTTCATGAGAAAAACCACCGTTGTGAACCATATCCATGACTTCATCAAAGTCAGCGTCATCGGGTAGCTCTTGCTGAAATTCTCTAATAATATCCTTGATAGGCTTGTTTCTCGATACCCCATCAAGGTACTGGATGCCTTTGATGCCTTTACTTTTTAAGAACTCAGATGATTGAGCGCCAGCGCCATAGAATCGCTCTAGCTTCTGGTATAGATTCCCGTCATCGTACCGGTATCGGGTTAATAATTGCTGAGCATCATTAACCCTCATTTTTTCTTTATCGGTCGGCCTTCTACCCTCACCTTTTACTTTTGCAACAAGATCATCAATAATGCTTTTGTTTGCCTTTATAACGTCATCTAAATCTTTTTTGTATTCTGCAAGAGCATCCTTTACCTTTTCACTCTGCTCACTCAAAGGCTTATCCCAATCCAATAGTTCATCGGGTGATGCGTCAATCTCGACCTCGTATAAATTGCCGCCGTCAGCCATCTTGACCTCATCGATATCAAGACCCTCCAACTCAGAAAGAATATCTTCAAAATATATTTTACCATGAGCGCTAGACCTACTAGGCTTGCCATCCATCTGCCAACTACTTATCGCGCTCTTGTATTGCTCTATTTTAATATCGACCGCTCCCTTTATGTCTAAAGTGTTTTTGTACAAAGCCTCAATATCAGACAGCGCGGCATTCAGCGCTCTTTTATCGCTGTATTTTAGTTCGCCTTCTCTTAGGTTGTCGCCTTTATACTGTATGCCCCCTTTCCCCGCGCTTAACTTTTTCTGATAATCTTCACTGATACCCCTGCGATCTGCAAAGTACAATCCATGACCGTAAGCCTGTGCGCCCTCGCCCGTACCGATCTTGTCAGTGCTGAACTTATCAACCTTGTGGGGTGTGCCATGCCAGCCCTGAATAACAATCTTACCGGCCTTAGCAATGGGGATAGCTTCAGCATCTTCAGACCTTAATACCGAATAGCCGCCTAGACCTGCAATGGCTAACGGGGTGATGCTAAAGGCTTCAGTGCCAAAGGTAGACCGCTTGCGGGTTCTATCCGCTTCATCAGCGTACTTCTCGACCTTAACGCCGTTGCGCTCTAATAAATCCAAAGTATCTTGACTGACATTTTCAGGCACTATCGCACCCTCGAACTCATCCAAGCCAACGACACGCTTTGGCTTTGCCTCGAAGTATTCAGTCAGCCCAGAACGAAGCATATCTTTATACTCGGTAAGTTCTTGCTTGAACTCATCAGGGAACTTGAAGCCGATTTCTTTTGCCGCTTCATCCATCCCTCTGCGCTCACTCATCTGCAAAAGCTCGGCAAACTCATCAAAGTATCTAAATCCAGACGCATCATATTCGTAATAGGGTTTTGCCGCTTCAGCTAGGTCAAAATATAAACTTTCGGTTGTGACCTTAAACTCGGCCATATCTTCACTGGATACCAGCATACCCTTACGATCACGCATCTGCTTTAAACTGGTTAATTGCTCAGTGGTTGAAGCTCTAACACCGCCCACGCTGCTAGTTGCCATGCCACCCTCACCACCACGGCCTGAGCTGCGCTTCATAAACTTGGTTAGTTCTTCAGCGTTGTAAGGCTTTAACTTTGCTTTGCTTGAGTAGTAATCTCGGTTAGGGTTTGCGACAAAGTATTCTTCAGGCTGGAATATCTCATCCATCTGCTGCTTAGCCCATTTAATCCGTTCCTCTGGGTACTGGCGAGCAATATCGTAAGCCTTGACCTCTTTTGGCACTGGAACCCCAATATCTTCAAGGAAAACTTCATCGGTTTGGCTGCCACGGCTAAAGAAGTTATAGACAGCTTCATATTGACTGGGATTTGCATCACCTTTAATCTGCAAATCCCAAATGTGGCTTGACACTTCGTCAGCATACTGACCTTTAAGGTTAATTCTCTCGCCGATGCCTGACTGGAACCGTTTGCCAGCGCCCTTCTTGGCAACCCTGACGGGTCTTGGTGATCTAACCGTATAAGCGTCTGCGCTAAAAATCTCATTTAACTTAGTAGTTTTTGGGTCGAATTTCTGCTTCTTGCCGATCATGGTGATGTCACCATAACCTTCAAAGGGGATATTACCCTTAGTCACCGCTAGCGAAGGCATTGCCATGCCGCCTTGAGCCTCTTGTCTAGCAAGTTTCTCGCCATCGGTATTGTGCATAAACATTAATCTATCACTGACATCAACATCCGGTTTTGGGGTTTCAGTGTCAGTAGGGTTTAAAGGCGCTCTGGCTTCCTTTGCCTTAGCGTTAGCCTCAGCTATACCTGCGCCGAAATCTAATGGCTCGGCCTTAACGTTCTCGGTGAGCTTTGGGACATCCTCTAGCGTTAAGCCTTTGGCTTTGCCTGCGCCCTTGATTAGCGGTAGTACCGCTTTACCAATAGCCACTACTTACTAGCCCGCTGATTAGCTGTTTCCAGTCGAGATTTTCTACCCTCTCTTTTCTCTTTATTGGTTAGCTTTTGAAAAGCTGCATCCGACTTAAGCCGGTAACGGTTCTCATCAAACTCAATACCAAGCCTTTCACGCTCAGCACTAGCTAACGATCCTGAAGCTCTTGCTAAATTTTCTGCTTCTCGCGCATCAAACTCACCCTGTGGGTCTGGCCTAAATCTCTGCGGTAATACACTTATGCCTGACTCAGTCACACCCCAAACCAAATAAGATGGGTACTGCTCTGAGCCAGTGCGCTCGTCAGCCGTTAAAAATACATGAGTAAAGCCCATGCCTTGAGTATCTTCTAATAACTGGTCATTAATCCAGCCTTCGCCGCGCTCATCATCGCCTAGCGCATAATAGTTTTCTGGTGGGTATCTCATTAGACGATCACCCACAACTGACTTACCCCAAATCTGTTTGACGGATTCTTCTGCCAATACTCTTGCAAGATCAAACTCTACGCCCAGCGTATAAAATCGTTTTGTAAACCGCTCGTAGTCCTTCGATAATACAGCCTCATTCAGCTCGTCAACAGGCGTACTAAATACGCCACCAAAATCATTCCTCGTATAGCCTATAAAGTCATCAGCATGGTCATCATTAAACTGCTCTGTTCGCTGATTGACATATTCTGGATTGGCCGGTCGGGTGAGTTGGGTGGCCTTATCAATAGCTGACTGGGCATCCATACCGATAGTAATACCATCCTTAATATGCTGGGCATAGGCTATCTGCTCATCAGTGAATGGAGTTTCATTAGTGTGGTCTGATGCGTAGCTTCTTACCTTTAACGCAGTATTAGCCGCCGATAAAAGTACGTCAGGGTCGCTGGACAGTAATTCTCTGCTAGTCCTTTCAACCAACAGCTTAGGCACTTGGCTAGTCTTTTCTATGACTTGAAGATTTTTCTCAAGCTCATACGGGTCACCCTCAAGCTGTTTTGAATAGTTAGGGTATACATCATCAATATCACCGAAGTACGTTGTGCCATTCTCCATCGCTGAGTTAAATTCAGCATAGGCATTAGCACTAACGCTGATCTCCTTAATGCTGTTGTCCAACTGCTTCTGGATAGTTGCCCAGCCCTTGTAGCCTTTGTTTTTAAGCATTGAGATGCTTTCTTGCATTAAGGTAATTGTCTGCTCGTCAGGAGTTTCCAGACGATTAATCTCAACACTCAGCGTATCAGCTACCCCGCCTAACTCAGCCTGAATCTCTGCATCAATCTTATTGCCAATAGCTACCTTAGCGTTCTGCTTGGTGATCTCTTTACTGATTAATGTGTCCCACTCATCGCGGGTAAATACATCAGGAACCTGATCACGGCTAGCCTCAAGCTGAGCTAGGGCCATAAGTGGCTCGTCAGGTAAACCCGCTACAATCTGCGCGGTAAAGACCTCTCTTGTTAGGTCATTAAAAATCGCTGCCTTCTGGTCAGTATCTAAATTGACCGAATCCTGAACCTGTTGGGCAAAGGTAAAAGTGTCCTCATAACCCGCTTCATCATCACCGTTACGATAACTTTTAGCGATACTCTCAATAGTGCTGCCAGCCCAATTGACCGCATCCTCATTGCTGCGCTTAAGCATCGCCTTTTCAACGGTATTCTTTATCGAGCTGTAGGCTGACTGTTGAAGGTACTGGTACTTCGGCAGCATCTCTTGAGCTACCGCAGGGTGCATATTGCTAGCCGCTTCCTTCAGGTAAACGTTGGAAGCTGCGTTAAATGAATCAGGGTCGTTCTCGTACTCATAAGACAGGCTTGTTAGCTTAGCCCTTAATTCGTAATCAATATGCTGCTGGTGAGCTTCCATGACCTTAGCGTTATAAATTCTAGCCGACTTAGTGTTACGTTCACTCATCACCGGCTTGCCAGTCGCAGGGTCATACGCCATCGCTTGCTTCTCAGCCTTAACGATGTTCTGACGCTCAAAGCCTTGTATAGCCGCTGAGCCAATGGCAGATGTGAACCCACTTAACGCTTGCTGTACACCACGCGCAGCACCAGCCTCGCCGCTAGGCATCCCTAGTGCTTGCTGATTAACGCCGTACTGTCTTTCGTATCGCTTCATTAGGGTTTCCAGTCTCCAGAATACAATGCGCCTACCGGCTTACCGCCCCCGCCCGTAGGTACGTTAGGTTTAACACCCGTACCACTTGCGCCCGCTACACCAGACCCCAACTGTACCAAGCTAGTTGCCATCGCTAGATTACCGCGCTTGCGAGCCAGTGATGACTGTGCCTTGCCTGACTGCTTAATGTTCGATACGCCAATCCTAGTGCCTAGATCACGCCGGTACTGCTCCTTCTGAGCCTCATTAATATCGGTCTGCATGACGTTGTAGGATGACCCAGCCAGTCCTGCGCCCGAAGCACCAGCACCCGCCATCTGTGACGATAACGCCTGCAACAAGCGCTCTTTGCTTGCGATGGTTTCTTCGTTGGCCTGACTCTTGGCTGCCTCTGCTGCTCGCTTGGAATCGTTCTCGACAGCCCTAGACTCAGCACTAGCCGCCTTACGCTGACCAACCATACTCAAGCCAGTACTCATGAACATCAGTGGTATCGCTGCTGCGCCCATTACCCGTTTACCTCTAATTGCATACCGAGTAGCGTCATCGCCACTGGGTCGCTGTGTGTTATTGTGATCTGCTGTGTTTTAGCCCAACCTAATATTGGGGTATTCTTTCGCCCTGTATACGGGTCAGGTGGTGTCCCAACAGGGTCACCAATCTTCCTGTCCGCTAGCCGATAACCATTCACGATAAGACCCAACGATTGATATAACTCAAGTGTACACTTACTGACCCGAATCTCTTGATCCAGATTAAAGCCTGCCCCAGCATTCTGGGTAACCGGCATAGTCTTGATTGTCGCGGTATAGCCTAATCCAATCTCTACGTCAGTGACAACGCGCTCAACAGTGATCTGCCCACCTGACACCACGTTATCCAGCAGCACAGCACCGTCAGCCTTAACCTTGACCGTTTCACCCTCTAGGTGACCTAAGCCCGTCACAACGGTACTACCGACCCCTGTGACCTCGATGGTGGAATCCATGAAGTAGTTCTCGTTGGCCTTCTCAAGATAGTAGACCGTTGAGCTATTAATCTCACGCTCACAAACCAAATATAGATCGTCAAACGCCACCGCAATGCTGGTGAAGTTTCCGGTAGTGTTCCATAAGCTCCATGCCGCGACATTCTGATCCTTTAGGGTATTAAATACCGCCATCGTACCGTCACTGTTCACCGCATGAATGTAGTTGGCATCCTCTGACCCAGTACCCCGTAAGCTATCCAATTCGATAGGGTCAACGATTAAGTTAGGCGCTAGGTAAGATATTGATGGTGCGGTATAGGATCGGCCCTGATCGCTGAACATCTCACGCATTGCCTTACCGGTTCGCTGAACAAAGGTGACCGTACCCTCGATATCCGTAGGCTTGACCGCCTTAGCACCGTAACGGGTGTGGTTCAATATCCTAATATTCGTTGGGGTGATCGGGTCAAACTCATTCTGGAATACCACAAACTCACCGCCAGCCGTAAATATCTGAAGGGTCTGTGCAGAGTAAACCGCCGCTATCTTGTTGTTCTGGTCAGTCTGTAGGCTGTACTGAATACCCTGATCATCTCTTGATCGACCAAAGCCAAAGTTAAAGAATGAATTGACGTAGGAACCCCAGACAGTAGTAGGCAAAGATTTTGAACCACCAAACCACAATCTACCCTCATGGAAAGTACAGGTTTTAGGATAGCCTCTGCCCGCTGACCAGACTGGCTCAGTTCTAGGAACGCCCGTTTGTGTTGTTGCGCCTAGAATCGTGCCTACGCCACCGTCAGTACGTCTACCAGTACACTGCCGCCAGTCCTTAGCCGCTGAATCCGCAAAGGTGATGGTGAATAGGTTAGAAGATGTTCGGACCACGGTGATGTCAGTGTCGGGTGTATTGATCAAATCAATCAGCACCGCCTGAATATCATCTGCATGATCTATTGTGTTAGCGTAGATAAGGGTTTCTGTGTCGATACCCTCAAGGTTTAATTTGTAAGACGCACCAGTTCCGATAGAGTAGGTTAAGGTTTGAATCTCGCTAGTAGATGCTGGTGATGATGCGTCATTGAAGTCAGTATCAGGTATCTCGGTAAAGCCGACATCAGTGATAGTAAAGTCAGCATCGGTCGCTCCACGGCTAATAATCGCTGGGATGTGATCTTCATGCACGATCAGCATATCATCGCCAGACTGGGCGAAGTCCAATTCAAATAACTCTGCGGTGGTGTACGTTGTGACTATCGTATCGACTAGGGTATCTGTATCAGCCCGATAAACCGCAATGCTATTGTTCGTAAAGGCTAGGATGTAACGCTGGGTGCTGCTCATCACTAATGGAATAAGCCTGCAAGCACCGGCTAATGTGGCTATGTATTCCAAGCCCTGTCTGCGCCTTGCACCGCCCTGTGGGATGAACTTGATGTTATCGCCCTGCTCTACGCCCTGAAAATACTGCGCAGTATCCATACGCGCTCGCATGGTCTGATCGAGTACGCCATTGTTAAAACTGGATTGGAGCAAGTAGCTCTTTGGCATGGTCTAGCCTCGAACTTGAATAAAGGGTCGGTGTTTAATCGCCTGCGGTGGTCTGCCCTGTGCATCCTTGTAGGCTGCTGATCGATAGCTGTCCTGAGCAGTGACCTGCATAGCTTCCCTAAGCGTCTGGTTGTTGGTGATCGGGATAGCGAACTTCTCAGCCAGTCTAGCCGCTAAAGCCTCGATAAAGTACGCAGGGAACGCCGCTTCATCAGGCCGGAAGATATAGTCTAACTCTATCGTGTTCTGGTGAGTGTATAGCTTATCTTCATATATCTCGTAGCGAGCCTTTGGATAGACGCTAATAGGCATCAGCATATCGCTAGGCAATTGATAGGCGTACTTCCACTCATTAAGGGGAGTTGCTACCAACTGACTTAGTTGTTTTTTACCCACAGCAAAACGCCATCGGGTCTGTGTTAGGAATGAATCGCGGGTAGTGTCGTAAAGGTTGGATGCTACTAGACCGGACACTCCTTCACTAAAGGAGCTAATCGGTTGTTCACCAATAAGCAATAGGGCCTGTGAAACAATATCGAATTTCGTTGCCATTCTTATTACCCATGTAAAGCGAGGCCGCAACCAACAACAAGATGGTTACGACCTCTTACCCTGACGGAGAGACAGGATTATTTTAGGCTGATGTAATGCCTTCGCCTACCGTATAAGTAGAGCCAGAAACACTGATCAAGCTCAAGCCGAAGCCATCTGAACCAAAGATGATAACAATGTCACCATCGCCCATACCTTCGTTCACTGAGTCATCAAAGTAAGCTGATGCCCGTATTGCTGCTAGCGTTGCCGCTTCTGAATAGGTGAAGATAACACCCGCGTCTGAATTAGCGCCGCTTAATCGGTTTAAAGTACCGTCTGCAAATGCCATGATATTTTTACTCCAAAATAAGTTTATTAGCTAAGGATTAGGCTTCGGTCGCTTGGACCTTAACGATACCAGTTTCATCAATGGCAACCGCGCCAGCCTTCATAATGCCGTTAGTCAGCCATGAAGTCTTTTCAGCGATATAGTTGATCTCGGTTTTCATATCCAAGCCAACAGCCATACCCACGGCATCCATGTGGAAAGCATAACCATCATAGACATTAGAGCCATCTTTAGTGATGCCACCTTCACCGCGATCACCGATAAATACGAACTTAAAGCCCGCAAAGGTATCAATCTGACCCTGTGCTAATGCGCGTACCGTATTGTAATCAGCCGAACCGATTTCAGTGGTAGCAAGCATTGATGCGCAAGATCGCGCAGTCAACAACATGATACGACCTTCATCATCGACTTCGTTGTCATCCAGTTCTTCTTTGGCGGCTAGAAGTTTACCTATGTTCATCGCTGTCCCTGTTCCAACAGCCGTACCGATAGTTGCGGTTGGCGTTGAAGCATCCAAAGCGTCAATGACTAACTGATCCTTACGCCGACCTAATGCTTTCGCAATAGATGCAGCAAGCTCAGACTTCTCGTCAAAGTTGACTTCAGCCTGATCAAAGATGTCAGTGTATTCAGGTGCGTTCCAGTTCTCTAGCGTGCAACTGATTAGCGAGTGGGTCACATCCATTGGGGTTACATCAGCCTGACTAGCCTTCTGGTTAGCCATGCCCTTGCCCATAGTGCGAAACTTGTATTGATCGGCAACCACGCCAGTACGGAGCTTAACGCAACCGTCTAGCTTGTTCTTGCCTTGATAAACTTGATGGACTAAGGAATCAAATTCCTGTTGTGCTACTGGTGATAAATTCTTACTCATGACGAGTACCTCTAGTAATAGATTAAAAAAATAGTTGGTTAGCTATTCTTTCGGGTGTCCAAACTGGGCCGATTCAAATTGCTTCAAATCATCCATAGTCCGGCCTATCACTAGGGTATCGGGGATGTGTGGTGCTATTTTAAGCTAACGTGACAATCCTTGTCAACAAGTGACAATTAATGACTCATGCCCATTAAGCGTTGTACTCGCTGCCTGAATGATGGGTCAGATGTGTATCGGTTACGACCCTGTTCGTCAGTCTCGCGGAACATCTGATCTATATCGTCTTTGGTGTAGGCGTTAGTCTGCTGCTCACTGGGTGTTGGCAAGGGTGCTGTTCTGGACTTGTTTATTAAATGCTCAAACATCTGTAGGCTTCTGGCATCCGTCACACTCTCAACGAACGCGCTATAGCTCTCGTCATCAAGGTTAGCCTTAGCCCATGAATTAACCTGATCGACACGCTGCTGACCTTGTGGGATGGACTTCATCTCCTCAAGTGCGTAATCCTGCGCCTGTATGCGTTCCTGATCTAGCTGCTCAGCCGTAGCCTTCCAGTACGCGCCTAGCATCTTATCAAGCCCTTCCTGACTCATCTGAAGCTCTGCTGCGACAGGTGCAATGGCCTGAAAAATAGGGTCTTGGTCATCAAAGTCCAATTCGACCCCTTCCGGTAATACTAAATCTTCCGGTAATGAAGCTGTGTAACTCTCAGGTGCGCCAGTAAAGCCACCGAATCGTGACTCTAGGTCAGTGTAAGCCTTCGCTTGTGCCGCGACATCGCCGTACTTCGCTTGGTTTAACCACTCTGGAGCCTCACCAGTACCGGCAAAGTCAGAGTTCCATCGCCACTCGGCCTCCTTAGCGTCTGGGGTATTAACCTCGGAAACCGCTTGATCATGGTCCACTGCATCATTGGCCGGTTCAATTACTTCATTTGCTTCTTCAGACATTGCTATTCTCCGCTAAATTAATTTTATTGATAATCATACAAACAAATTCACGCCGCGCCTCAGCCTTCGCTAGCTCTGATAACGTTGCATCTTCCACCGTAAAACTATTAAAACAATACTTCTCAATCCATTGCTGGAATATCTTTGCGCCCTGCTCGTTCTTAACGAATACATCGTGATAGATTTTAGACTGCGCTATAGCGTCAGCCTTTAACTTGTCATTGCTCAATGGGAATCTCCGCTGGTGGTTGCTGTTCTTGCTGCTGCATCTGCTGTTGAGCTTCCATCGCCTGCTGGGTCTTTTCTTCCCGCTCCTTCTCAGTCCTGACCAGACTAGGGTCTAAGCCAATCTTCTCAGATATAAACTTAGGTATATCTTCAACCTTTAAGCCCATCGCTAGCATCGAGCCTTGCGGGTCGTAGGCCATTAGACGCTGGACTACTTCATCAAGGTTCTGGACATCTTCCAAGTCCATGCTTAACGCTAACGGACTGGTATGTTTAACGGTGTAACTCTTGCCATCAATGCTGATCTGCGGAATCTTGCCTTCCTGCGCTAGCAAGTAAACAGTGCGCCGCATAACCTTATTGATGAACTCAGTGAATAGCCGACTAAAGAAACCACCTGACTGCTGTAAATCCATCTGCTTACGCATGGTTATCTCTGTCGCTGTCTTGGTCGGGTCATCCATATTACCGATGGGATTAGCAAAGAGCGCGTTATTGATCACCCCCTGTAGCTCTTGCTTTTGTAGCTGTGTGAAGTTGAAGTCAAAGTTTAATGGTAGTGGTGCGATGCTAGGGTTTCGCTGGTCGTTAGACTGTACCGGTATGATAATACCCGCCGCGATCTCAACGTTGTAGGGATTGAATTGACCATCCGTTACACCAGTCCACACGCCAGCAGCAGCCATAGCGCCACTGGTTAGCTCGTACTCAGCGATCAGGTTTAACGTCTTAATGCTGGGAAGCACAGACATGATACGGCCACGGCCATAAGTCTCACCCGCTGTTACGCTGGATCGGAAGCTAATGAATGGACTTGAATCTGTCTCATAGTCCAGCATGAACTGCTTGCGGGTCTTATCTATGACCACATAACGGTACTTGTCACCGTCAAACAAACAGCCCTCAATAAACCAGCACTTCTTATCAGCCTTGTTATCTATCTGCCTTGCTAGATCATCGCTGATCTTGGCATCCGGCCATAACCGCTTGATGTGGCCTAGCTCAACCTCCCACTCACGCCAGTGGTTATCAATACCACCGCGAGGACCAGACTCTAGGTAAACCTGTGGCATGGGTAGGCAGTTAAATACTAACTCATCTGTCTTAGGGTCGTATTCTTCTGTCAAGTTACCCGTTGATATGCCTAAGTCCAATAACGCTGGGAATACCTGAGTATCGAAGTTACTGCGATGGATGTAGTCAAAGATAATGTCAGTGGTTAGCTCTAAAGCCTCATTGACCGTCATCTCACGGCCTTCAAACTCAACGCTCTGCTCACCCACTTCATCAGGAACCTGTGGCGCTAGTTGGATTAATGCCCACTTCTGCCACGGTGGGACCATGTAGCTCTGAAGT